GGTGATCCGGTACTGCTCCGCAACCAACGCCGCCGGGGTCAAGCCCTCAGTCGGCGGGAGTGACTGTCGTCTCGGTCTAGCCACTTTGGATCGTCGGGCTCCCTGTCCCGGTCGGAATCGTCCCTTCCTTCTGGTTCCCCAACGCGGTCACGAGCGCCGCCGCGCCCCCTGCGCCGCCCGCCGACTTGAGCGCCTCCGCCGCCGCCGCCTGCTGCGCCGCCGCCTCCTTCGCCTGCGTCCGCGCCTTGCGGATCGCATCCCGCACCGCAGGCTCCCGCATCATCTTCGCGGGTGTCCCGACGCTGTCGGCGTGGGTGCGGATGGTAAAGTCGAGGTCTACGTTGTCCATCACGGTCGGGTCGACCTGCGTGAGCGGCAGCGTAATCTGGAAGAACCGCTGCATCGCGGTGGATTCCGCGAGGCGCTGCGCCTTCGCCAGCGGCCCCTCGTACTCCACGATCATCGCCTTGTTATTCTGACGGCACCACGCCTGCAACTGTCGATACGGGCTGTTGACGGCGCTCGCACGAAGTCGAATCCAGAAGACGCGATTGATGAGCGGGTTCAACCACTCAACCTGCAGCCGCCCCAACGTCGGGCCGAGAATCCGCTGCATCAACTCGTACCGGACCTGCACCTCGTAGGCCGTCATTTGCGGCCCCTCCTGCATCTGCAGTTGGTCGGAGTAGAACATCTGCTTGATGGACTTCCGCAGCTTCTCCTCCTCCATATCCGCAATCCGCAAGTCACCTGCCGTCTCCGTCAGCGGCTTGATCGAGTCCATGTCGCGGACATAGGTGATGCCCGCCGACCGCAGCATGACGTCTCCGATGACCCCTTCGTCACGCACCATGAGCGGCGGGTCAACCACCTTCCCCCACGCCTTCAGCTTCAACTCGACCGCCTTGTTCAGAGTCTTGATGTCGGGGAGCGCGGTAATACCGGGGCCGCGTCCGTATATCTCTCCGCTGGTTTTGCTCCAGCGCGGCACCATGATCGACTGCTCGTCATACCCGCTCTCGCGGAGGAGCTTCCGCCCCGCCACGTCAATCCAACACGACCCAAACGGCTTCTTGATCGCCGGAAGCCGCCGGGTGCCGACCGAGAGCGGCACGTCCGTTCGTGGATACACGGCGTGCAGAAATTCGAATCGAGTGTGGGCATTTTTCGTCAGCGCTACCGTAACCTGCGCCCCGAGGCGCTCCGCGCCGAATTCAGTGGCAGCGGCGCGGGCTGACAGCATCGTGGTCCGGTACACCGTGTCCACATACCCCTCCGCATCTTCGTCGATGCAGAAGCTCCCCGGCGCGAGAGCCGTCAGCCGAAGTGCGCCGCCGGGCGCATAGAGCGTCGGCTGCCGCTCTTCCACCACAATCCCGCCGGTTCCGAAGCACGGAGTGTCGAGGTACAACTCGTGCGTCTCCGACGCGAAGTTCGAGTCGTTGAAGGCGTGGAACATGTCGTCGGAACACTGCTCCAGCAGGATCGCCGCGTCGTGGTTATCCTTAAGCTCAACCCCCGCGATGGTCAACGAGAACCATCGGAAGGCGGCGCTCGTGAGCGCCCCCTGCATCGACGCCGCCAGCAACTCTAGCGCGTGCCCGGCGGTCGAGTCGAACATCCGGTCCGTCTGCTGCTGCGCCGACGACCGCCTGAAGGCGATGTTGCCCTTCAGCGTCATCGCGTAGTCGGCCACCTCCTGCCAGAGCGAGAGCCACTGCCGCTGCTCCTGCTTCAGGTCGTCGTGGCGGAGGAGAAACGCCTCCGCTTTCTTGTCGGTGCCCGAGGGACCGGCCACCGGCTACCCGAGGCTGGACTTGAGGGCGGGGGTCTTCGTCGGGGCGGCTCCGAGCGCTCCGGCGCTCGACCCGAAGCTGCCTTCGGATGCGGACGCGAGGGATCGCCGCTTCTCGTTTGTCTTGGCGTCCGCCGCCGCCTGCTTCGCGACTTCGTTCTGCGACGGGTCGACCGGCGCGACGGGCGCTGCGGCGGCTCTCGGTGGCGGGTCGGGCTTACCCATGAGCGTCTCCTGTAGGTGCGTGCTGAAGGATGTACCAGTCTCCGTCTGCGTCCGAATTGTAATAGACGCCACCGAGGGACTGCACCCACGCGGTCAACATCGGACGGAGCGGGTGGGTCGTTTCGACCGTGGTGAGAATCGTCGGCTGCCCGCAGGCGCGAATGGCCTGTCGCGGCATCTCGCGCTTGACGCGAGCGCGGTCCTTCGCGTTGTGGGTGATGATGATATGCTGAAAGACCGCCGTGGGGCCGAGCGCCGGATGCCGATAGAGGTAGCCGGTCACCAGCCCCTCCACGAGACCGTCAGGGGCATAGACGAAGATGTACGGCTCGTGCAGGCGGGCCGCCACGAAGCAGTCGCTCAATTCCTGCAGCGACAGTGCGCCGACAATCATCTAGTCGCCGCCGCCGTCGCCGGAACCGCCGCCTCCATCACCGCCGCCATCACCGCCACCACCGTCGCCCCCTCCGCCCCCTCCCGAATCGCCGCCACCGCCGCCCCCAAGGTCTCCTGACGAGGGCACCGCCACCTCGGCTTCCGCCGCAACTGCTCCCGAAGCCACCGACGCCATCTCAGCGGCTGCGTCCGCCAAGTCGTCAATCCCGCCGCCGCCGAGCGGCGAGTGTCGGAAGCCACCGCCGGGGCCGTACACGTTTCCAAGCTTCCCGGTGTACGAGAGCGGAGCCCACCGCGAGAGGAAGACTTCCGGCGAGAGGGTCTCACGCGCCAAACTGCCGCCACCGGGTCTGACTGCTGTAGTCGCTGTCTCCCGGCTTCCGTGCTCGGTCGTTGATCGGCGCGTACAGGTCGTAGTCCGACTCCGCCACGGAGGGGCGCGTCCGTTCTTGCGCCGCCGCACGGCCAGTCACGCTCTGGTAGGCGACGGCGCGGTACCGCGTCATGTCAGCGCTGTGGGACGCCCGGTCGTGCTTTGGCTGGTTCCGAAAGGTCTGATTGTCGTCGTCAAACTCCCGCCGGTACGCGACCATGTCGTCAATCCACGCCTCGCACGTCGTGTCGTCGACGTAGACGTGCGGCAGCATCCGCCGCGTCGCGTTGATCCCGTCTGCGAGTCCGATCTTCGGCACCACCTCGAAATAGAGTCCCATCTTGGCTGCCGTTTGAAGCCGCGTGTTGCCGGAGCCGAACTCTTGGACTTTCAAGGCATGCGGCCCGTAGTGTCGCCCGTAGGTGTAGGGTTTCGACTGCATGACCTTCCAGTAATGCTCCAAGCCGTGCGAGTGACCCTTCTCGATGTCGATCAGGTTGAGGACACGCCGCCCGTGCCGCCGGTCCACCTCTGACTGCCAGAATCCGACCACGGTTTCGTCGTCCACCCCCAAGTCCCACGCGGTGTCGACCAGCAGGTCGGCGTTGTACGGCACGAGTCCGATCCGGCCCTCTTTCCGCATCGCTTCCATGAGGTCGCCGTAGTAGGAGCCCTGCATCGCGCCTTCAAAGGAGCAGTAGAACTCCTGCTGCACTAACTCTTCGCTCATTCCGTCGCGGCGTTCCTGTTGGATCGCCTCATCGGTGATGACCCGCTCCATGAATCGTCCGTCGTTCGCCATTCGGTCCAACTCACTGTCGCGGACCGTCTGGGTGACGTCGAGCAGGCTCGTGTACCACGCCGTCTGCTGCGTGGCGCTCTTCCAGAGCTTCGCGGCCCAGTTATGCCCGCGCGGGGTGAAGACGAACACGGACCAGCCGCCGTTTTCCGCGAGGACGGGCCGCATCAAGTCCCACGCACGCGGCGACATCAGGCTGTACTCTGAAAAGACGCAGCCGATGGGGTTCGTGCCGACGATGGAGTCGATGTTGTCGGCTCCGATGAGTTGGAAGGTCGACTGGAGTCCGTTCCCGAGCCCCAGCGTGATCTTCATCTCGGTTTCGTTCTTGTCGACGATCAACTCTTCAGGGAAGTGACGCAGGAACGGCATCCCGTCCTTCTGAATCCCGTCCCAGAGGCCCTTCTTCGCCTGCGCGTACGTCGGCCAGAAGTAGTAGTAGGTGCCTGCCCGCTCCAGCATCCGCTCGATGGTCATGTTCAGCGTGGTGGCGTCCTTCCCGGCCCGGCGGTGCCACACCAGCATCGCCCGGCGGCAGCCCGCCCGCATCGCCTCGATGAAGTCCCACTGGTACGACCGGGCTTTGAAGAAACGCGGAATCTGTAGGGAGACCTTGGAGACCGTTGCCGCCATCGGGCCTAGCCGCCTCCGAGCTTGGGGGTGCTGATCGGCGCTCCGGCGTTCGCGACCGTGTTCCCGAGGTAGCCGCCGGTCGCCAGCGTCAGGCTGAAGCCGCTCCGGCGGCGCTTCTTCTCCTCGATGGATAGCTGCGCCTCAGCGGTGGTCGCCTGTGCGGCGGCGGTGGCGGCCTTCTCCGCCGCCTCCGCGTCCACGGTCTCCCAGACCCGGTCTCGTCTTTCCCGCTGCGTGGGGTTCTGTCGCGACATCGTTACCTCCGGCTCCGCCAATGGCGGCGGGCGGACACGAGGTGAAACCACAGGCCGAGGACGTAGTAGCCCGCGAGCCCCGCGTGGAACCACGCCGCCATCCGGTCGGAGGCGGGGTGACGCGGGGTCACTTCGTCGGCACCTGTGGGATCGGGGTACAGTCGCCCATGTCGCCCTTCATCTCCGACAGTTGGGACCAGATGGCTCGTCGCATGGTGGTACACAGTTCCTTCGTGGGGAACTCCATCCTGATCGCCACGGTCCCGCCGCCCCCAAAGGCGGCGCTGAACTCGAGCGACAGCAGCAGGAGGTAGGTGGCGATCACAGGTCGTCCCAGCACACGACAGACTCCGCCACGAAGTAGCCTAGACCGATGCAGGTGACAGCGATGAGGGTCGCGTAGACGAGGGGCACTGGTTCCTCCGCAGTCGGTGATGAAGGTCGCCGTCTTCCGGCGCGATCCCTTCGTTGAGGTCCGCCCCCGGCATGAGGTAGAGGGCTGGGTTACGGGTCTGTAGCTCGCCCTGTTGGCACGAGAGGTCGGGCATTGATGCGTTCCCCCTCTGGGTCGGTAGGGGTAGCACGCGTGGCGCTCCGGCTAGATCAGTAGACGGACAATACGCCCTTGAAATCGGTACTATAGCAGAGAGACTCACCCCGCCCTGACACATCGCGTCATTTTGGGGCATACCCCCCCTCGACGCATCGCAGCACAACAATTTTGGAGGCTCAAGCCTCGATAACGGTAGCTTTAGCTACGCGAATGGAGGGCTGTGGCTTCCCCGGACGCTGGACGAAGGCGATCTGCACCTGCACACTACGATCTTGAGAGCCCGAGCCTCCACTCTTGGAGGGTTGGATACCGAGGATGGCCGTCAGGTCAGCAGCAGCCCTCGCTTGGAGGGCACCATCTTCGTCAATGAACTCACGCACTTCGCTCGTATGCAGGCCATTGTTGACCACAAGACGCTGTATCTTGGATGAGTCCATCAATTTTTGGAGCTTGTCGATAACGCGGCGCGTCAGGGCGGCCTGCTCCA